GAGCTCGATTCTCCAGAAGGTAGCTGGTGACACGAGTGTTGAGCCCACCCAACTAGGGTGACGGAAATTTCTGGGGTTCCGGCTTACATCCCCAACCTGCTGCTCATGTTGCTGGTTTTCTGTAGCGATTCGCTCACGTGCCTGGAAGTCACGGCGGCGGGCTTGTTTGGCCATAGAGGCCTCGGCCTGCTGTAGGGCTTGCTGCTGGGCTCGGCGCTGGATTTCCTGGAGCTTTAGCCGGCGCTTTTCTTTCTTACGCTCCCGAGCCTGCTTGAGCTGGTGAGCCAGGCCCAGCTCGATGAACAAACGCTCCCGCAGGATAATCATGGTACGGGTGATCCAGCGCTTGCCATCATGAAACAGTCGCTTCTGCTCGCGGCGGATGTAGCGCGCTTTTTCCAGAATTTTTAGCGTGCGCGAAAGGGAGCACTGATGGATCTCGGCATCTACCGCGATACCGTTCTGCAGGTTCAGGTGGAATTGACCGTCATTATCCATCCAGCCAAGCACCATTGTGGCGATATCGACACGGGCCATCATCGGCTCGGCGATGGCCGCAATCTTGCTCCACACTTCCTGCCTGACACGGCGGCCAGACTGGTGAACGCAGTCAAGCGAGCGCAGCCATGCTCCCTTACGCTCGCAGGCCTCTATTTTGATTCGTCTTGCAGCTTCGCCCAGAAACGTCCGCCGTTGATCATCGGATAGCGTGGCTACCCTAGTCTTGTCCCGGTCAGGTAACGGTTTGCCCCGCTTGGCCACTGGCAGATAAAACGCAGAGGCCGGCGAATCAGCTGGAGCACGGCGCGTTTTACCTTTGCGCTGCAGGACCTTTGCAGCGGTGTTTTGAGCGGTTTGCATAACGTTTCCTTGTACAGCGGGCAAAGCTTCCCCAAACCCATTGAGAATTTTGGGCTGGTATTAGTGAGTTGAGCTGGGTTTAGGCGGCAGATCCGGATCGTCGATACAGGCCGCGAAGACTTCCGCTATAGGTATTCGGTAACGCCGGCCTGATTCCGGATCCACAAGCACGGCGACCAGACCGGTGCTGCTGTCTACGTCCAGGTAGCGATGCTCGGGCTCGGGCTTGAGTTCGGAATAGGCACGCTCGACCAGGCGCTTGGCCGTGTGTTCTGGCACCTGCAACCGCTCGTTGAGGTGGGTCACGGCGCGCTCGATCAGCTGATCCGTATTGCTCAGGTGCTCGGCTTGGTGACGAATCAGGAAGGAGAGGGCAGCGGCCTGCATGCGGTCCAGGTAGTGTTCAGAGATCTGAATATTCATGGACGCTGCTCCAGGCCGGGTTTATCCAGCAAAGCTGGCTTGGTTGTACCCTGCGGGATCTTGGGCTTGAGCTTGCCCGTCACGGTCGGTGCCATAGGCACTTGCATGAAGGGATTGGCCAGGCCAGAGGGCCGGAGTTGATGAACAATGACTTGATGACCAGCGAACGTAGCCCCACACTCGAAGTTTGTGCACTCGAGCCAGATGTTTTTGAAACATGGCACTTCCTCTTTCGTGGTGCGGTTACGGAGCTTTTCACGGCAGCATGGGCATTTCATTGCCATTGCTCCCATGGTTTTGCAGCTCCCCTATCCTCGGAAGCGGTGGCATTGAGGCCAAATTCTTCAGGTACGTACTTCATTCTCGTTACCTTTGATACTGCTGGGCCTGGTTAACTGGCGAGGCGATTAATGCCTTGAGCCTGGTGGTTTCGAATGCAACGCAATAACCGAGTACACCTCGGTGCAGCGTGCGCTCATGTGTTGACGGTGTGCAGCTAATATTTGGGCTATCTCGCTTTCGTCCACGACGCCATCTTCTAAAGCCTTGGCGATGATCTGATCGACCAGGCCACGCTTGACCGTAGTGTTCACGGCAAAGGTATACAGATCGATGTTGTCCAGGTTGCCTGCCTCGTCGAGTTTCACGAACACACCGCCGTATTGGGCCGCGATGTAGTCCGGCAAATGCGTGGTACCCGCATCCTTTTCCAGCTGGACGATCTGGTCGTCAGTCAGAGGACGGCTGCCCGCGTTCTCATACAGGTGGTTATCGAACTTCTTGAGCGGCATGCCCAGACGAGCGGCTGCACATTCGCGCCCGCCTGGGTAGTCACAGATCACTGCGCTGGCCACCTGACGGCGAGTCTCTAGAACGCTCTTTTTCATGTTCTCGTTTCCCTCTTATCCGCCTGGTCTTACTCTGTTGCTACGGCAGTGATGATGTCGCCGTCCTTGATACCTAGAAGTACTGCAGCGTTATGGGCCATACCTCTTCTCCCTTTCTTCTTGCCTGCTAGTACTTGGTAAACAGTCGGTTCATCTAATCCGTGTTCACGGGCGAACTCAGCAATACTTTTTCCTTCCCGCTCGAGAGCTTCCCGAGCTTGTGCAGGTGTGCGCAGCGCTGGCATAGTTCAAAACCGTTCAAAACTGTTCAATTGAGTTAAGTCAAGCGAACTCTATCACCCATTTGAGTTAAGTCAATAGGTCAAGTTTATTCAAATGAGTTCAATCGGCAGCCGGTTGCGTGAAGAGCGTGAACGGCTTTGTTTGTCCCAAACCCTCTTTGGTGCCATTGGCGGAATCAAGACCAATGCCCAAGTGAAATATGAAAAGGATGAGCGAAGCCCAGATGCAGAATATTTGTCTGCACTCGCCAATAAGGGGGTTGATGTTCTCTATGTGCTCACTGGCCAACATGTCCCTATAGAAGAGGCGAGTCTGTCGGCTGAAGAAGCTAGGCTGCTCGGCTTTTATCGCCAAATGTCGAGCTTCAGTAAGGAGTCCATCACGCATATAGCCTTCGCTGTTGCATCGATTAATAAAGGGTCTGAAAACGATCACTGATATAGCTATACCAGTTCCGGCCAAGGTGGCTGGATGTTGTCGGAAATAAAAAAGGAACCCTTCTAAATGGCTCTTACTGTATGCAGGAAATGCAAACACCAAGTAGTTTCTAATGCGAAAACCTGCCCAAATTGTGGCATTAAAACGCCTGGAGCTCGCTGGTATTATTTGGCTCTTACTCTTGCCTTTTTGGGAATTACCATCTGGCTTTTGAACAGCTCTGAATCCACTAATACAGCAGAGCCTGCCAATACCATAAGCAAGAGCGAATACGGTGAGAAATGGCCGCTCACGGTTGATCAAGTCGAACTGGCCTGTGAACCACCTACGCTCATCACCGTAAAAGCCAATGGCGTGACTTATGCGCTTAATGGCTCCGCGCGAACGCACGCCAAGAAGTATGGATGGGAAGATTTTGAGCAGATCTGGCGTACTGATCCCGCCTCGGAGGCTATGGGGACTTCTTGGAAGATACCCCCGACGGGTCTGATAGCTAAAGGTATGGAGCTGTGCAAACAGGCTTAAAAACTGGAGAGCCCAACTGACTTGTTGGGCTTTTATGTTTACAGGATCTGCAATAAATCCGTTATGCTTGTACATCAGTAAAACAACTCCTTTTGTAGATCCTGTCACACAAAAATACTGTATAACCAACCAGTATTAGATGAATGGTAGTGTATATAGATACAGTTCACAATACTGTATAAGCACTTTTTGTGTGTCTATTCCGCCGCTTTTGCTTCCTGCAGCTTTTTCCACTCCCGCTCTACGGCGCGCTTTGCCGTGTGCTTATTGGCATACAGGTAGTGCAACCGCTTAGGCTTGGTCTGATCACCTGCCGTCACCGCTACCTCTTTGCCGGTCGCCTTGTCACGGTAGTACGCAATCACGCCGGTATAGTCGCCCTGGACTTCCTCGAACAGATCCGAAACCAGGTCTTCGGGAAGCTTCGCCTCCAGATCCAGCCGCGTGGTGTAGCCACCGTCTGCGGTTAGGTTGTGCTGGACGTTGCCGCCATGCCAGATGATCGCGTCGATCTCGGCCTTGACGCCCATGAGCGTGTAGCTGAGTTCGGGTATCAAATCCGGCCGGCCCAGGGCCAGCTGGTAGGTGAGGGTGGCGGTACCGCGCTGCAGGCGATTCCATTCAGCGCGTGCGGCACGCAGGGCACTGGCCTGGTCGCTGTAGGTGTGTCGCAGGTCCTTGAGGTTGTCTCCACCACCGGCAATGGCGTGCTGTTTCTTTGCGCTGTTTACATCGTAGTAATACGCGCGTACGCCTTCGTAGCTCTCCCGGTCGGCCTGCAGGTAGCTGTGCTGGTCGCCGTCCTCGCGGGTGAGGGTGATATGACCCAAATCTGCGCCGCTGGCTGTCTTGCCCTTTCCCTGTTGGATAAAGATCAGCCGGCCGGCCTTGATGGTGGCCACCGCATCGTGATCTTCGCCCAGGCGGGTGAGCAGGTTGGCGTCGGATTCGCCGGTCTGGTCCAGCTGCAGCACCTGGAGCGTGTCCAGCTCCTTGGCAATGACCGGCATGAGGCCTTGCCGGGTGGCGATGGTGCGCAGAATCGTACCCAGGGTGGTGTTGGTGTAGCCGGCGTCTCGCTTAGCCTTGAGCGTCTTTCTCAGGTCCGCGCTGCGGGCACGAATGCTCAGCACGTCCGGCGCGCCGCTGTGCTCGGTCTCATCGACGATATAGGTGCCCTTGTCGACCAGGCCGGTGGTATTCCAGCCTAGCCAGAGGCGCACCTTGGCTCCGCGCGGTGGGATAGCGAGCAGGCCATCATGGTCGCTCAGCACAATGCTGAGCTGATCGGCTTCCAGGCCTCGGTTGTCGGTCAGGTCCAGGCTAATCAGCCGCGGCGCTATCAGGTTGCTGATGTCCGTCCCGTCGACGGTGAGCTTATAGATAGCGACTGGATAGCTGGCACCGTTAACCTCTTGGTCGTACAGCTTGCGCAGTTGGCCAGTGGCCTGGTTAATGGCTTCACGGATCATAAGATGCTCCGCAAGATGCCATTGGCCGAGGCGATACCGGCACCCAATATGTCGGTGCGGTCGTTATCGATGCGCTTGAGCGACAGGGTGAACTCGATACGCCGAGCCGCACCGTCACGAAAGAAGATCGTCCTGGTCTCGCTGATGTTTTCGATCACCCACACGCCCATGATGCGGCCGGTGCCCTCGATCATGGGCCAGGCCGAGCCGGACTCAGCCATATAGCGCAGCACGTCCAAGCTGGCAGCAGTACCCGTAAGCTCCGGCGCGACCCAGCCGGGCAGGGTGATGCTGTCGTCGCCCTTACCCACGAACTGACGCGCCGGCGGCGCACCTACACGCGAGCTGCTCGCGTGCCGGTACTCGGTTTGCCGTTGCAGCTCCTGGTAGGCCAGGGTGGAAAGGCTAAAGATAAAACGTCCTAGGGCCATCATCATGGCGGGTTACTCCTGGTCTCGTAGACTGCTGCGGCCGCGTGCGGATTGTTCAGACTTGGCCCTGGCCAGCTCGGCGCGTACCGCCTTGGCGATGGCCTGCGCGTCCATGCCTGGAGCGGCATTGATCGTAAAGTGATAGGTGTCGCCTGCCACCGGTGCCGGCGCAGCACGCTGCGAAACTGGAGGCCTATCATCAAAGGTAATGCCCGCCATGGCCGGAGTGGCTGCAGTACCCACGCCAACGGCGACCGCACCGGCAGCGGTCAGCCGCTTGGCGGTATTCGCCATTTGCGATAGAGGACCGTCTTCGCCCTTGGCTAGACCTACAGCTAGCCCCTGCATCGTGAAGTCGCCCAGCTGGGCAAATACGCGGCTGGGCGAGTGAATGCCCATCTTCTCTTTAAAAGAGGTCCACATCGCCCCGGCAACGTTTACAACCGAGTCCCTAAGCGCACCCAGCTGGCCGGTCATGCCGTTGATTAATCCATCAATGATCATGCCACCAAAGCCGGTAAACTTGGCGGGCAGCTCAATGCCCAGGTAGTTCAGAACGCCGGACCAGGCGCTATACATAAGCCCAAGCGGACTAAAGTTGGCCAGAAGTCCAACAACGCCTGCGATGCCATTGGAAAAGCCACTTTTAATCTCCTGCCAGAGCGAGGCAAACCAGGGCCCAACTGTCTCCCAATTCTGGTAGATCAGCGTGGCGGCCAAAGCAATGCCGGTGATGAGGGCCAGGATCGGGTTGGCCATGGCGGCCGCCGTCACCAGTCGGATACCGGTGGCTACCATGGGCAGGGCATTCTTGGCCAGGCTGAATAGCCCGCCGATCAGGCTTGGGATTCGCACACCTAACTGGGCGAACATGAAGCGAATGGCAAGGCCTGGACCGAGAATACCGGCTAGGCCTAATGCCAGTGTGCCAAACGCCATGGAGGCCGCCGCAACGCCGGCAGTGACCTTCAATAGGGTAGTAACAAGTGCAGGATTGGCCGCAGCCCAGGCGGTGACTTTTTCCAGGACACCGTTGAGCTTGTCCATGATCTCGATCAGGGCAGGGCGCAATGTTTTGCCGAGGTCAGCCGACAGGTTGAACAGACGGTTTTGGGACATCGTCGCACGCGCTGAAAGCGCATCGCCTCGAATATCACTCTCGCGCTGCATCGAGCCGTTGCCCTTGGCACTTTTCGTCAACTCCAGCTGCCGGCGGTATTCCTCCAGGTTGTTGGCGAGCTTCGAGGCATCGTCGCCGTATTCCTTGCCAAAGAGCTGTGTAGCCACCGTCAGCTGCTGCTCCTGCGGTAGTTTCTTGAGCGCATCGAGTACCTTGAGGATGGTTCCGGTCGCGTCTTTGGTCATGCTCGTCTGGATCTTCTTGGACTCCATGCCCAGGGCTTTTAAACCGGCCTGGAACCGCTTGGGCTGTTCGTTGGCAATGGCCAGCTCGCGGATCATGGCGTTAGTGGCTGTACCAGCAACCTCGGCCGAAGATCCCAACGTCAGGAAGGTACTGCCGAGCGCAGCGGCGTCCTTGTAGCTCATTCCGACCGAAGCTGTTACACCGGCCACGCGCTGCATCACATCGATGATGTCCGCGCCTTTGGACTTGGCGTTGTCGTCCAGGTAGTTGATCACATCGCCCAGCTGGCTGACGTTCTTGATAGGGACCTTAAAGAGATCTGCAATTCGAGCCAGGTTTTCACCAATCTGATCGGCCGGAATTTCAAACGCAGTGGAAGCATTGGCAGCAACGCGGGCAAATTCGAGCAGGTTGTCCTTGCCCTGAATACCCATCCGAGCGCCGCCTTCGACCAGGGCTGCAATCTCGGTCGAGGCCATCGGGATGGTCTCGGACATCTTTTTGATGGCCTCGCCCATCTCGTAATAGGTACTGGTGAGCTTGCCGTTATCATCGCGTGCGCCCTCAACCTGCTTGGCTACGCCCAGCATGGCATCTTCAAAGCTTGAGTAGTTCTTGACGATGCCCACGATAGGGCCACCGAGCGCAGCTCCTGTAGCTGCGGAGCTAGCCCCCAGCATGGCCGCGCTACCGGCCAGCTCCTGGCCTTTGGAGTAGCTGGCCTTTACCCTGGCCAGCTTTTCCTGCTTGGCCGCTACGGAAGCCAGGCGTTCCTTTTGCGTTTTATAGGCTTCGTTGGCGGCATCGATGCGCGTCTTGAGCTGCTTTTCACTCTCGGCAAGGTTACGGGTATCGATCCCGGCTTCACGTAGCTTGGGAATCAGCCGCTGCAGCTCGGCGCGTTGCTCGCCGTGCTTGGTCTTGAGCCGATCCACCGCCGCGCTGGCATTGATAAAGGTCTTTTGAAAGGCTGCAGACGGGGCGTCCATAGCCTTGAGTTGCTCCTGGTACTGCCTGAGCCGCTGCTGTGCGCGGGCAAGTTCTTCGCCGGTTTGCCGGACGGCATCATGCTGCCGGTTATAGCTTGAGATATCAGACTGCTGCGCATTCAGAGCCTTGACCTGATCGCGGGCGGCCTTGAGCGCTTTGGCCGTGCTGTTGCTGCCGGCCATGATGCGTTTAAGCGGGGCGGTCACTTTGTCGAGTGCCGATAGCAGCACTCGGATCTGTAGGCTATTGGCTGCCATCGGGGCTCACTCGTTGCCGGGCGCGTTCACGCCATTCCATCAGTTCGGCCAGGCCCAGCTCATCCAGCTGGGCCGGTGGCCAGTGAAAGGTGATGGCGAGATCCGCCATCGCATCCTCTACGCGTCGGGGGAGAGCTCCACCTTCAGCGACCTCTGCAGCAAAAAATCGGAGATCTGCACCCCCACCTGGACCAGATCGGCCGGATCCATGGAACGGGCCTCGGCTTCGCTAATGCTGGGCAAGCTGATACGCGGCAGGACCTTCATTACGGCCAGTACATCCAACTTGAGCAGATCGGACAGGGCAATGCCGCGCAGCTCGCCGGCCTTGGGTTTGCGCAGGGTGATCCGGTCAATGACCTGCTCGCCGCGCTTGATGGGCTCGTCCAGGACAATGGTGTGCGGGTTGGTTTTGACTTCAGCGGTAACGGCCTGGTCTTGGGCTGGGGTAGTCATGGGAAAACGCTCCTTATCAGAGTGCCCGCCGAAACGGGCACATTTGTAATTTAGAAATTTCTGAATCGAAAAAATGGCTTACATGCCCAGCGCTTTGCGCTGGCCTTCAAGACGATCAACGCCGCCAACTTTCTCAATGAAATTGAGCAGATCGATCTCGATCACCACTTCGCCATCAACGGTGAGCTTGTAGTAGGTGCAAGTGGTGGTGATCTTGTGCTCGGTGTCTTCGCCTGGAGCCGCGTCGCCCATCTCAATGGTTTCGTGACGGCCGCGAACCACGATCTCAACGGACATATCGGTAGCGGTATCGTCCTGCTGGTAGGAGCCGGCAAAGCGCAGCATCACGCCGCTGGCATTGGTCACGCCGAACTGCTTGAGCACGGTGACGTCCAGGCCACCCAGCGTCCACTCCAGCTGCAGGCCATCGTCGCTCATGCCAAAGTCGACCTTAACGGGGCCGTTCATGCCGCCGCCTCGGTAGCTTTCCATCTTGCGGCCGAGCGAGGGCAGGGTGACGCTCTTGGCTTCGCCGAGGTAGTTGTAGCCCTCGTTGAAGAAATTCAGGTTTTTCAGTTTGCGGGGTAGGGCCATAGCGGCAGCTCTCCTGGGGCGCGCTCGAAAGCGCGCGTATGCAAAAGGGTTAGGAATTCACGCGGTCAGCAAAGCTCGTCAGGTACGAGTCGGTGATGCGCTGCCGCAGGGTCAGGTCTTCCAGGGGCGGGACCGGGGTGTAGTCATAGTCCAGACGCAGCTGGCCAGCCTTCAGGGTTTCCTTGGTGTTGGCCTCTTCGTCGTACCAGCACTCGCCGCCAAGCAGGTAGCCCTGGGCGGTCAAATCGCGCAGCTTGGCGTTGATGCCTTCGATGATGTCGCGGGCCAGGCTGGGGTGCATGGGCTTGTCCACAAAGGTGAAATGCGCCTCGGCCATGGTGTCCATGAGCACCTGAGCGGTACGGGTGTAGTTTTCGAAGGCAAACAGCGAGTCGTCTGTGGTGGTGCGCGAACCCCAGAAGCGATAGCCGCTCTGGTTGATCAGCGTGGTGACCTCATGGCTGTTGAGGTAGTTGCTGTCGGTCGAGGGATCCTGCAGGTCGAAGAACACATCCTTGCTAATGCCGGTGACGCCATTGACCGGGGCGTTGGACAGGGTCTTGTGCCAGCCGACCTCCTTATCCAGTTGCGCACGCAGGCCCAGGGCTCGGGCGGTTGCGTTGGCGGTCACGGTGGCATTGGATGAGGTGCTCCAGGCCAGGAAGTCAGGCCAGAGCAGCATCAGCTCTCGCGCACCGAACTGGTTACGGTAGGCCACGGCCTCTTCCATGGTTTCGCAGTTCCAGGCGCTCGCGTAGACAAAGGCGCGTAGTTTCTGGGCAATGCTGACCAGGGCAGAGGTGACAGCCTGAGTGTCCAGGCCGGGCACGCCCAGAATGCGCGGAGTGACGCCCAACTGAGCCTTGGCGGACAGCAGGGCCTTCATGCCGGTGTACTTGCCGTTCGCGGATCCGCCAATGATGTTGGAGACGGTCTCGGCCTCAGTTGCGCCTTCGGGGACGCGGACCAGAACGGTGACGGGCTTGGACTGGTCAGCAATGGCCTGCAGGGCCTCGGCCATGGTGCCCTTGGTGCCAGCCTTGCCGGCAGCGGTCTGGACGTTGGTGATCAGAACGGGTTTGTTTAGGGGAAACGCAGCGGCGTCGGCGTCGTCTGCAGTGACGACCATCCCGACAATCGCAGTAGAAACGGTGGAAATGGAACGGGTGCCTTCGTTGATTTCTTCAACTCGGACGCCGTGTAAGTAGTCGGCCATTGGAGGTGTGCCTGCACAGGTGAATGACACCGGCAAGGCTGAGGGAAACCCGCGCCGGGTTCATCAGGCGCGGGTTGTAAGACGGGGATTTACAAGATTAAGACTCAATTAGTTCAGGCAGAATCGCCTTAAGGCAATAAAGATCATCACACACTTTTTCAAAGTGATAGTGCAACTCACGTAGCTCTAACTCTTGAGTTGTCCGAATTTTACTTTGCATAGGCTCATCCATCAGCCGTAGACAAAGGACTCTAAATTCGGATCGGGAATTATCAAATTGCTGGTGTTTTTCTTTAAGGCTGGGAAAGTAGAGATCAATGAGCATTTCAATCTCCACGAACGGCGAAAGCTCTCCTTCTTTTACAGGCGAATAACTGATTTCGTTATAGAGGCCATCCGAGGCATAAAGCGCATTTTTCTGATCACGCGATAGTTCTATTTTCGCAACTTCTATAAGCCTATAGAGCGCTTCTATTCTTTCCCTGTCCCTTTGATTTTTGGCGGTCTGTCTAGCTGCATTCTGGTTGTAGTAGGTAGTGAGAAATGACGCCAAAAACCCCAATCCTGCGCCGACTAATGTGGCAATAACAGGAACCCAGGAAACAACTCCGTTTACTTTGTCCATTTCAGATTGATCCTTCCAATTTCCCTATTTGAACCTGGATATAGACAGCTAATAAGATCCGTAGACAGACTCTTCTTAGCTATCAACACCTCATAACCTTTAGCGGCGGACCACGCTAAACAGCGTGACCAGAACAAACGGGATGATTGAGCAATACGCCCCGATATCTTTGTATTCGTGTTGGCTGTCCTGCATCGCGATTATGTACCAGAGTGGAAGTGACGCGGCTCCTAGAGCTATACACCCAAGCCAGAGTGCTTGCTTGGTCTGACCGTGTTTTTCATGATCCGGCATATCAACTTGCATTCCTAATCGTTAGCTACCTAGGCTATTAAAGTCTAATTTGAGTGCCCAGGACATAGTTTCGAATAGGCTACCTGGCGAATACCGCTGCGGCTGCTCCAGCCCAATCACCTGAGCGCAGAACTCCGAGCAAAACCAGCGCGACTGGCTCTGGATACCAACCGGCAGGATCTGGCTGCCCAGGATCCCGACCCAGTCATAGCCTGCGCCTTGCTCGGCCTGCAGCAGCTCCTCGACTACCTCCTCCCTTACCCAGGGCAGCGGCAGGAAGTCCCAGACCGCTGGATCCGGTTCGATCAGTTTGGCCCGTACGCCACCGTCACGTGGTGAGCTGCTGGCAAAGCGGCCATCGGCCAGGACCAGCTCGCAGTGCGAATAAGGGCTGCGCGTCCAGATCCGGATCAGTTTGTCGTAGAGGTCGCCCGGTGCCTTGTAGAGGGCCAGCTGGATCATGCCGCTACCTCATCTTTAGGCCAGATGATGGCTGCTACTTCGGCTGCTGTCTTGGCGGCCTCCACCTGCTGCTCGAGCACGATCTTTTGCGCAATGGCGGCGTTAATAGCGTTCTTGCCGTCCACACCGACCTGCTGAATCTGCGCGGCGGTATGCGCCTGGTAGGCCCATTTGCCCCCGGTATCGGCGCACCAGAACGGGGTCGTCCAGCTCTCGTCGACGCCGGGCAGGATCGAAGCCAGTACCGAGGCCTGCAGGTTGGACTGGTCGGTCGGCCTGGCCGGGTAGGTGTAGGTCTCGCCCAGCGCATCGGAAGTGAAGCCAGCTGCGATCTGGGCTGCACAGGCGGTTTCAAGCTCAGCCAGCTTGGCCGCAACCGCCTGTTCAAGCGGAATCACCAGCTTAGGGGCAGAGGTGACCAGCTTGCCGCTGTAGTCCACCCAGCAAGTCGAGCTGGAGTAGGTATCCCATTGCGTCTGGGTTAGCTCGATCAGAAATTCTGCAGGCGGCAGGTTTACCTCAAACGCTTCGGTATCAAACCAGCCCAGCACTGCGCGGTTATTAGGGTCAAAGTAGGCGTAATGCATGATCAATTACCACTCGATTATCATAAAGCCGGGCATGCCGGCGGAACCTGCACCACCTGTACCAGCCGAGCCGTAGCAAGCACCGCCACCACCTCCGCCGGTACCAAAACCCACCGCGCCGGTTGCAGAGGCACCCAGGCCGCTGCCGGCCCGACCCGAGCCTCCGCCAATGCCGTAGGGACCGTTACCGCCGGCTCCGCCGTCGCCACCAATGGAAGGCGAGCGACCATCGGTACCGCAGGAGCCGCCTGGGCTTCCGGCTGCACCGCCTGCGCCGGTTTGCGCCGCTGCGCCGCCGCCCCGGCCACCTGTACCGCCCATAAGGGTCAGGATGCTGGTCGATGCGCCGGCCAAGGTGAGCGAAGTATTGCCACCGGCTACGCCATCACCGCCGGCTCCGCCATTCGCGCCGGAGATACCCGCCGCGCCGCCGGCACCAATGACGATGTTCCAGACCTGGCCAGGTGTGACGGCAACCGGGACGCGGAGGGCAATATAGCCTGCGCCGCCACCTCCGCCTCCGCCGGAAAAGTTCGCGTTGTAGCCCGCTCCACCGCCACCGCCTCCACCGCCGGCACAGGCCGAGACATACAAGGTGGTCACGCCGGCCGGAACGGTAAAGGCTCCGCTTGCGATCAACCGGATCATGCCCTTGAGCTGGCTGATGCCTTTTTTCAGGAACAGAGGACCGTTGCTGTAAACCATCTTCCAGGTGCTTCCGCCGGTGGAAACCAGGGTGACGGTCTCGTTGGGTACCATCTTGTAAGGCGAGATGTTGGCGTCCAGCCCATCCATCACCAGCACATCCGTACCTTGGCCGGCCAGAGAAAAGCTGTTCATGGCTGCCGAGGCATGCGCGAGGGTAAAGGTCGTACCGGGCGGTACCGAGTTCGCCAGGGGTAGCGTGCCAACCACATCGCCAGTGCCTACGTTGGTGACCAGGTGCGTGCCGCAATCAGCGCCGGTAAACGTGGTATTGGCCGAGACGGCATTCCAACCGCTGAAATGCCCGGAATTCTGCTTGAGAAACTCGCTGGTAATGAACTGTTTGCTGATGTCGAAACGGGGCGGTGTCTGGCCTTTGACCGGCCCGGTAAAGGTGCCGCCACTGGTAGGCATGTAACCCTGAGTGATATCGGCAAACACCAGCGCGGTGCTGCCCAGGGTAATAGGCGCATCGGTGGTGAGCTTCCAGATCGTGTCGGCCTGCGTTGTGCCTTGCTCTACAAATACGGTCAGTCCCGGCGTCACCTCAGCGTTTTCGTCCGAATCGGCCGCACGAAGCCAGCCGCCGGTGCCGGCCACATAGATCCCGTTCCCGTTGGCCGTGGTCTGGTTCTTGACCAGGACGCGGTCACCGGCCACCAGGGCAATGCCATCGACGGTCTGCAGACCGCTCAGGGTGATATTGGCGGTCGTGGCAGCACGGACCGACTGCTTGTTGTCCAGCCGGTTGATCGCCACGGTGATCGCATCGTCCACATAGCCGCGTGTGGCCAGCACAACGCTCGGGTCGATCTTGAGTTCGACGTTTGAGGTGCTGCTGACAATCAGGACCATGCGCAGGACTTGGGTGCGGCCGGAACCTTCAGCCAGCTGCGGCTTGTAGCTGGGCGGGGTATTGGCTACCGCAATCAGGTTGCCATCGGCATCGATCAGACCCATCTCGCGGATCCAGCTGCCGCCGGTAGTTTCGGGGATCACCAGCTCAGCGATGACCTGGCTGCTGTTGGCCTTGTCCACGGTCAGGCTGTTTAGCCCGGCGCGATACCATTCGCCCTTGAGCGCGGTTTGGCTACGGTCAGGGGTAGGGACGCTACCGCCGCCGTCGCCTACGGCCATCTTGCTGATCTTGAGGGTAGTGTTAAGCGCGGCCGCGTTGGCCAGCTTGGCCTCACCGATAGCGGTGAGAATGGCGTAATAGGTCTGACTCATGGGTAGATGCTCAGGGTGTCAATGTCGTGAGAGATGCCGCCGGCCGAGTAGCTGCCGCCGACCACAATGGCTTCGGGTTGATAGGCGTAAACGGTGAGCGTCTCGCCCTGGTAGGTGGCAACGCCCATGTAGGGCGTGCCGCGTGTTTCGAGGCTGACGGCAAGGCCGGTCAGGTGGCGGCTGAGGGGCTTGGCGTCATCGATCAAGAGGCCTAGGCCGTCATACATTTCCTCGGTGATGCCGCTGTCCAGTACGCCGATATCGAGCTTGAAGGTGCCCGGCATGGCCTGGGGCGACTCCTGCCACCACTCACGGACACGGATCAGGTAGCCCAGCGGTTCGACTACGCGGCGGATCGCGCCGATAGTGCCCTTGTGCGAGTGGACGAAATACGAGGCCTTGATGACTTCGCGCTTGGTCTTCTCCGACCAGGCGCTGTCCCAGCGATCCACTGAACGCGCCCAGGCGAGATAGGGCAACAGCTCCAGTGGGCAGCGGTCCGGATCTACCAGGTCACGCAGCGGAATGGGCACGCGCTTAATCTGGGCCAGGGCCTCAGCGGCGAGCCGTTCAAGCCTGGTGGAATTAGGTGGCAGCAGGCTCATGCCTGGTCTCCCAGGGTGACGCTGGTTCCGGTGCAGTAGGCGGCTTGGGCGCTGGTGGGGACAATATCGGTCCAGCCATCCAGCTCGACCTTGGCGACACCGGCCACATGCAGCGCGGCATCGATGCCGGAGCGGGCCACGATCACGCCGAGGCGGCGACGACGGTTTACATAGGCAGCCAGGTTTTTCTGGGCGCTCTGCAGGATCAGCTCGGACTCGGCCCCGGTGTTTTCTAGGAAGAGCCGGGCCTTGACGCTGTAGCGCAGGATCTCGGCGGACTGGACGGTGACACGATCCCCCAACGGGCGCACGTCTTCATCGTTGAGCGCCTCGGCCACGATTTCCAGCAACTCGGGCGAGGCGGTGCCGTCGCCGTCATAGGCCTGAACGGTAACGACCACCACGGCAGGCGAAGGGCTGACCGCCGAGGCGTCGGCCACCTGGCCGCTGCTGTTGCGGGCATGCAGAATATAGGCATTACGCGGGCCGGCTACGCTCAGGCCTTCCCAGGCCATCTGTACGCGCTCGCGAAGGGCATCGTCGCCTTCCATCACCGCCGCAACCGGCGGCACGCTGGTGGTATCAGCCGGGGTAATGGTCAGGCGGGTCAGGTTGACGCCGCCGGCGATCTGCTCGAGGTCGGTTCCGGTGGCCTTGGCCAGCATGGTGCCCAGGGCGGCCTCGTTGACGCGCTGACGCAAGAGCAGCTCGCGGTAGGCATTCTCCTGCAGGAGCTTGACCAGCGGCTCGGATTCCAGCTCCAGGCGCGCAGCTATGGTGGCCTGCTGATCGGCCGGATACAGGGCGATCAGCCCCGCTTTACGCTCGGCATAAATGGATTCGAAGTCCAGCTGCTCGACAATGGTGGGCTCGGGCAGCTGGGAGAGGTCAATCGGTGTAAAGGTGCTGGCCATTTCAAACTCCACCAAAGGCTAAGGGAACGCGCAGGCTCACGGCCGCATCGCTAACGGTGCTGTAGCCCTCCAGGTCAACAAAGGCCTGGCCGGGCCTGTCGCCCATCGACAAACCAATACGGGTCAGGCGCAGGCGCGGCTCCCAGCGCATCAGGGCCATGACGGCCACGGCCTTGGCTTCCAGCGCGGTGGCATCGTTCAGGGGTTTGTCGATCAGCTCGAAGAGGTCACAGCCGTAGCTTCTACGCATGAGCCGTGAGCCCACCGGCGTGGTAAGGATGTCGCCTACGGATT